AATAAATATGTTGTTAAATGTGATGGTGTAAGTTGTTATAAAACAATAAATAATCCGGAAGGATTAGGAACAACTAAATTATTTTAAAACATAATAATAGATTTAATAATATAAATGAAAAAAGTTGATAATGAATATATAAATTGTGTTATAGAAAAAAGTAATAATAATAAAATAAAAATAAATGGTTTTGTTAAAAATTATATGAATTATTCAAAAATGGCAATAATGGCACCAAATCCGATTGATACAATTACTTCTTTCTCCGGTAAAGGATTACCTTTTCCATGTGAATTAATAGCTTTTGAAAATACTCCCAATTTTGAAATAATAAATTCAAATGGTATTATTAATGTAGAATTTTTATATCCAAATAGTTATTATTCTCCTAATGGATATAATAAAATTATATCACCAATCATAATAAGTTTAGATGGTAAAAAAATAATTATTCAATTAAATGATATGTGTCCTATGAAAACTTTAAGAGATCGCTCAAGAGGTGATCCTAAATTTTATGGAATGAGAGAATTAATATTACCAATTGGAACTGCTGAAGAAGTTATGCATAATTATGCATATGCAAAAATTAATTATAATATTGCATAATTATTTCTTTTCAAGTAGTTTAACAGCAATTTTATTAAGTTTTCTAAGTTCATGTGAAATTGAACCTAAATGTGTTGAAATATTTTCACCTTCTTTATCAATAAAGAAATTTTTCATCATTTCAAATTGAATAATAGTTGAATCAAACTCTTCATCTTCATCTTCATTTTCATCATCATCTTCATCTTCATCTTCATCTTCATCTTCATCTTCATTTTCATCTTCATCTTCATTTTCATCTTCATCTTCATCTTCATCATCTTCATCTTCTTCTTCTTCATCTTTTTTTTCTTTAATAACAACAGTTTCATTTGTTAATTCATCATCTGAGCAAATACTATTTGTTTCTTCTGTTGTTGGTTTAAGCATTTTAAATATAATTTAATAATTAAAATAAGTCTTATATATTTTTCGATGAAATAAATAATTCTTATATAATTTTAAGATATGAATTTGAATTTAATTAAAATATTAAGCTTTTTCATAGGATTATTTATTACATTATTAATTATTTCATATTATAAAATTAATGAACCATTTTCTGTAGCATCACAATTAACAGAATTATCAGAAAAAATAGCTAATCCTATATCACAACCATTATCATTATCATTATTATCTGATTTATCATCGATGATAAATAAAAATAGCATAGATGATGATTCAATTATACCATATAATGGATATAAATTTATGTCTATAAATACTTTTAATGATATAAATAAAATTTCAATATCCGATGGTAAATGGTATGATATAAATACAACAAATAAATATTATGATTATAATTATAATCATTATTTTAAATTTGATAAATTAATTAATTTTGAAAAAAATAGATTAAATAATAAAAAAGGAGCATTAGGTGCTAATATTTATAATAATGAATTACGAGGTCCAAGTTGTTATAATTTTGCTAATAATAGTGAAACATATGAATTAGTTGAATTTACAATGTTTATTACAGCAAATTTTATTGCTTGTTCTAAGACAAATAATATTATATTTGAAATGACAGGTAATACAACAACAATTGATAAAATAATACCTGAATATACTACAAGTATAATTAATATTAATATAATTATAAATAGTAATAAAAATTATGATTTTCATTTAACAATTGGCAATATCATCTATAAAGGTGAAGCAAATAATATAGATAAAGCATTATTAGAAGATAGTGATTATATAACAATTGGATTATTTTATACAAAAGAAAAGATAGGTTTAATATTAAATAGTAAAATATATGAATATGCCAATGTTAATAAATTTCCAATAACATTAGGTTCAACACCATTAATGATAAATAAATATGGATCTATAAATATGCATTTATATAATTTCATATATTATAAAAGTTTATTTGATTTTAATAATTATGAATATTTGGTAAGATATAATAATTATTATATTTCAGGATTAAATACTTCTACATGTCAGAAACCTGAGATTACAACAATATCAAAAGAACCAATTAAATATGAACCAATTAATTATAATAAAATACTAATACCAAAATTTAAATATCCAATTTTGGAAGATGATATTAAAGATGAATATAAACAACCAAATTTATTTGATAGAATTTTTGACTTTTTTTAATTCGTTTATTTAAGAGATATAAACATATATATTTTTTAGTAAGTATGAGCGAATATTTAGAATTTCCAACTAAACAATTAAATGATACTAATTTATTATTTAACAAAAATAAAATAAGTGCTGATATAGCATCATTATCGTCTATGTCATCTATGTCTAGTGCATCAAGTATTAGATCAAATATTAAGAAGAAAAATAAACAGCGAGATATCGGAAATAGTATGCCATCTATACAACAACCTAAAAAATTAATTAATCCAAATATAATTGTTAATAAAAAGAAATCATCAAATAAATATATTGACGATGAAGATATTGAAGTAAGGAGTAATAAAAGTGGCAAAAGTAAATATGATGATGATGATGTTGAAGATGATGACGATGGTGAAGAAGATGATGATGAAGAAGAAGGAGATGAAGAAGAAGGAGATGATGATGAAGAAGAAGAAGGAGATGAAGATGATGAAGAAGGGAGTGAATATCCTACAACAAAATCAAAACTTAATCCATATAAAGATGAATTAAATGAGAAAAAAGAAATATTATATCAATTAAATAGATTAAAATTAAAGGGGGCTGCTATACCGCATAATTTTACATTAAATTCAAATTTAGATGAAATGAGACAAGAATATAATAGAATAATTCGCGATAGAGATATTGACTCTAGTGTAAGATTTCAACGTAAAATGCTAATGGCATTTGTTACAGGAACAGAATATTTAAATACTCGTTATGATCCTTTTACTATTAAACTAGAGGGATGGTCAGAACAAGTTCATGAGAATATTGAAGATTTTGATGATATATTTGAAGAATTACATGTTAAATATAAATCTAAAGGCAAATCAATGCCTCCTGAATTAAGATTATTTATTAGTTTATCTGGAAGTGCTTTTATGTTTCATTTAACATCTAAAATGTTTAAAGAAAGTTCAATACCTGGTGTCGAGGAAGTATTAAAAGCAAATCCTGAATTAATGAAGCAATTTCAGAATGCAGCAGCTAAACAGTTTATATATAATAATATTGGAACATCAAAACCAGCTGCAGTTCAACAACAATCTCAACCATCATCAATTAAACAAAATAATAGTGGAGTAAATAGTTTATTTGGAAATTCTTCAGGGTTATTTGGAATGGTTAATAATTTATTTAGTGGATTAAATAATAATAATAATACAACTAGAAATAATATACCTATGAATTATGGAAATACAAAACCAGAAAATGATATAAATAAAATTATAAATAATGTTCATAATAAAATATCAATACATCCAGATGAAGATTCAAAAATAGAAACATTATCAATAAGTGATGAGGAAATAACTTCTATAATAGAAGATGCAACTGATGTTAAGATCTTAAAATCATCAACAAGAGGTAGAAAAAATAATTCAAATAGAACTTTAAATATTTAGCGTGATAAATTGCGTATTTTACCTAATTCACGACTTGTTTTACCAACATAACTATTAATAGTTCCTAATTGTGATTTAATTTTACCTGGAACTTTAGATATAGAACCTATTGGATCACGTATTACACCTTTTAAATCAGATGAACCATCTTCAACGGCTTTAACAACATTAAACATAGTTGATAATATAAATACAACAATAATTTGAAGAATAAATAGAATAAATATTAAAATAAATTCTATAACAGTCCCTATCATTATTATTTCACGACGTGAATCAACTGAACATTTACATTTTTCATTAACAAGTGCTCGAGTATAACGGAAAACTTCATATAAATAATAAATAAAAACTAATGCAAATATTAAATCAATAACTTTATTAATTAATACAATATTATCACCAAAATTATCAGAGATGGTTTGATCAGAAACTATACCAGTAAATAATAAATAAATTATAGAAAATATAGTAAAACCTTTAATAAAATTAATATTTGGTGGTAAAGCACATTTACATCCTTTTTGTTCAAGACTAGTGATATAACTATAAATAATTATTAGTAATATAATAGTAATAAGTGAATATAAAATTTTAGCAATATAAGAAAGACCGAAATTTGCCATTTACTTTTTTTTATTCTAATAAACTAAAATATTATTTTTATATATAAAAATTGTCTCTTTCTTTAGGTTTAACAAAATTTAATTTTAAAAATTTAAAAATATCTTCTTCTGATTTAATAGAATAATTAATATTTTTACCAAATCCATGTTCACTCAAAGATAAATCAAAATTAACTTTAACATAATGGCGCAATCCAATATTAAATATATTTGAACCAGTAAAATATAATAAAGAATAAAAATATTCAGTAATTGGGGCAATTAAAATATCTAATCTTCTTGGAGTTTGATTAGGTAATTTAACTATACTCATTAATTTATTTTTACCAAATGCTAAAACTTCAATTATATAATTTGAATCAATTAATTTTTTTATATAATCTTTAAAATTAAATTTAGGATTTTCCATAATAAGAAGATCAATATCACCCATTGATTTACTTCCTCTTCGATATGAACCAACAAAATCAAATGTTAATTTATTTTTTTTAAGATCTTTATTTAATATAGAAATATGTTTTTTATATTCATCTAAAGGTATACGTTTCTTTAAATCATTATAATATTTAATACCAATTTGTTGTTTAGCATTTAAAATATTTAAATTATTTTTAAGTTCATCAATTGATTTAATACCACTATCAACAATTTTATTTGCTTTAACTGGACCAATTCCATAAATATCTAATAATTCTTGTTTAAAAGTATAAATATTATCATTATTAATATTATTTTCAATATATGCAATTTTCCCTGTTTCATATAATTCTTTTATTTTGTCAAATATACTTTTACCTATTCCTTCTATTTTCTTTAAATCAATTAAATTTTTAATATCATCTTTAAAAATAAGAATATTATTTATAACATTAGAATAAGCTTTAACTTTATATTTTTCATTTTTATAAGTTTCATAATCTCTAATTTTAATTAAATTATTAATTATAAGTTTTTTATTAAATTCTATTTTTCTTTTTTGTGGTATTTTATAATTCTTATCTTTTTTAATAACTTTTTCAATATATGATATTTTACCAGTTTTTTGTAATTCAGCTAACATTAATAACATTCCCTCGCCAATCCCTTTAATTTCTTTTAAATCCCTTAAATCCCTTAAATCATTTGTATATTTAAAAAGATTATCAATAACTTTATTATATGCTTTATATTTAAAAATTTCATTATTAAAAACTTCATAATCTCTAATTATAGTTAGATTAGCAATAATAATTTCTTTATTAAATGAATGTTGTTTTTTTGATTTTTTAATTTTATTAATCTTATCTTCAATATATGATATTTTATCTGTTTCATATAATTCTGTTAATAATGCTAATATTCTTACTCCAATCCCTTTAATTTCCTTTAAATCCCTTAAATCAATTATATCAAGTGGGTATTTAATGATATTTTTAATAACTTTATCGTAAGCTTTAACTTTGAGAGGTTTGTTATTTTGAAATTCATAATCTCTAATAATCGTTAAATTTTTAATAATTATTTTTTTATCCATCAATCTTATTTATATAAATATTATTATAAATGAATGAATTACAAAACACAATTAACAAAAGAAGATATTATTGAAAGTTATAACTTATGTAAAAATAAAATGATTAAAAATGAATTTTTAAATAAAAGTAATTATAATAATTTTATAAATAGTAGTAAAGAAAATAAGAATATTTATTTTGATTTATTATATTTAGTATCAATGTAAAATAAATTATGATTATTTATATTTTTCAATAATATTTGTTATTTTAAATTTAGTTGATATATCTAAATTAGTTATATCAATATTAATAATTTTATTAATATATATTTGTTTAGGTAAAAAATCAATAATAATAGATAATTCATCTAATAATAATTCATTAACATGTTTATAATTGGATGTTAAAATATATTTATTAAGATCATTAAAAATATTTTCAATAATTTCTTCAATTATATTAATTTTATTTATTTTTTTTAATATGATACATAATGCTTTTATCATAGATATTGTTGATTTTTTTAATTTAACATATTCACAATAAACATCATAATTTTCATCATCAAAAATAGATTTATAATTATTAGAAATAATTGAAGGTAGCCATTCTTTTTCTTTTAAATAATTATTATAATAATTAGTTATATTAGTTTCAATATAATCTTTTTCAAATAAATATAAAACTTCAATATAAATATTATTATTTGATGATTTAATAAAATTAATTAATACATCAAATAATGAATTTAAAATATCATTATTAACTTGACTAATAAAAGATGAAATTTTATTATAAATAATTTCTTTATTAACATCAGTTAATTTATTTAAATAACTTATAAATTCTTTTTTACATTTTGCATCATCACTAAAATCAATATAAATAATATGAGGTCTTGCTTTTGGTATTTTATTTTTATTAGATGCAATAATTTTCTTTTTTTCCCATAAACTGCGCGCATCATAATTTGATACGAAACAATTATAATTATTAACTAATTCATTTGCTTTATTAACAATATTATCGGATATAATAGTATTATTAAAATTATTTAAACAATTTTTAAAAGTAGTATAATTAATTTTAACTAATCCAATATCTTCTGATTCCATTATTAATATAAATTATTAAATATAAATGTCTTTATATTATCTTTTTAATCATTAATATCAGCAATTTCAACTGTATTATCATGAACTATTATTTTATCAGCTAATTGATTTTTAGTGCCTTCAGTTGATAGTTTACGTTCTTCACATTTAACTTTTAATTTATCAATACTTAATTTCATTAAAGCTTTTTTAGTTGCATGACCACCTCCAATATTTGAACTTATTATTGATTCTTTATCATCATTAACTTCTTTCTTTAAATCAAATATTTCATTAACGATTTGAACAGTATCCTCTTGAATTTCTTCATTTTTAGGTGGAGATACAGAAATAACAGTAGGAGAAACGGGAGAAGTAGAAGATGTAAATTGACAAGAATTATTGGAACAAAAACTATCATTAAAAATTTCATTCATAATAATTTCAGCAGAATCAAAAGCTTTATTTGCTGTATTTGGAGGTGAATTAGAATTGTTATTTGAATTATTAAATTCAAATTCTAATTTATCTATTTTATTTGTTAAAATATAAATTGATTGTTCTAGATATAAATATTTATATGCCATGAAAAATAAAAATATAAATAAAATAGAACATGTTAAATAAAATACAATATTATTTAAAGTGAATAATTTAAATATGAACATTTCTTAAATTCTGATTATATAATTTGTTTTTCATTTCAATCGCACTATTAATAATATCTTTATTAAATTTATGTTTTTCTAATAATTCAATTGCAATTATTTGTTTTGATCCACCTCTATTTATTTTATAATTAAATTCATATGATTTTGTTTTTTCATTATATGTTGCATTAACATTTAAATTTATAAATAATGATTTATATTTATCCTCTAATTCTATTAAATTATGAAAATGTGTTGTTATTATTAATGTTACACTTTTTAATTTAGCCAAATATTCAGCAACTGAAAATGCAACAGATACACCTTCAATTGGAGGTGTTGAATGCATTGGTTCATCCATTAAAAACAATCCTCTTTTATTATTTTTGAATAATTCATCAGCGACATTAATCATATTATTACAATGACTTGTTTCAGCCTCAAAATATGATTTACTGCCTATTTCATCACTTACTCTCATAAAAGTAATAATGGCATCATATAAATAAATATTACCTTTTAATGCATTAATAATTCCTATAGTTTGAGCTAAAATAATATTAATTGTAATAGATTTAACATAAGTTGTTTTACCTCCTGCATTAACACCTGTTATAATAATATTTTTAGATAAATTTATAGGATTTGAAACTTGATTTAATGATAATAATGGATTATTTGCAGACCATATTTGAGTATTAGTATCATTATAGGATGGTATACACCAATTATTAGATTTCTTTAATTTACATATAACATCAATTGCATCGATTGTATAAATAACTTTCAATAAATTTATAATATCATTTTTATAATTAGCATTTTTCCATAATTTATAAACTGTTGCTAAATTATTATCTAATGATGATAAATTATTTATACTATTAGTAATATCAATTTCATTTATATTATATAATAAAAATGATTTCCAAATATTATTTGATTGTTTTATAATAATTATAGAAGTTTTAATAAATTCGACTAATCCAATAAGTTTATTAAATAGTTTTTCACGTGTTTTATAAATAATATATGATATATAAAATGTTTGATAAATACTATAAATATAAATAGATAAATATGCAAATATAGTTATAATTTTTGTTAAATCTGATTTAATATTGCCAGATAATTTAAATAATAATTTAAGAAATTCATAAATAATACCAATATATTTTATAAAAGTCATATCTAAATGTAAATATCTATTAATGTAATAATAAGGAGTATAAATAATTGATAATGGATATATTAAACTTGTCATTGGCATTAGAATTATTTTATAAAAATGATAAATATCTAATAAATAACTACTATAATTCATATTATTAATTAAATATGTTGATGGATATAATAGATTAATTGCTAAATCTTCATCAATTTCATCTTTTAAAGTCATAATCCATAAAAGATCTTTTTCATTATTTTTAAGAATTTCTCTTTGATAATTAAGCAATTCATAATTTGCTTTTTGACGCTGGATTAATAAATCTTTATTATTAATAGGTGTTTTTATAATTTTATCAATAATTTTCATACCTCCAATTGTTGTAGGTTGTTTATTAAACCATGTATCGATATTAGTATCAGTATAAACATTATCATTAACAATAATTTTATTTAAACTATTATTATTTTTAAGAACATTATCTAATAAAACATTAACGGTTGAATTAGGTATTTCAAAAAAGATATTTAAATCTTCAATAGTATTCATTTTTTAATATTATAATATAATAAATAAAATGAATTATTAACTCACATATAAAAATTAAAAAATGAATATAATTAAATCTAAAAATTAAAAATGGATTATATTATTATTATTCACGATAATAATATTTATAAAATAAATAAAGAACCATATGAAACAGATGAAAATACTTATTTTCGCGGATGGTATATAATTAAAAATTTTAAAACTGATATTAATGATGAAATTATATGTCGGTCAATTATGTATTTAAATGAAAATAAAAATAATATGAAATATTAATTAACAAGATGCACCACGAGAGCAGTTTTGAGAATATCCACCATTACGACGAGAAGTTAATTGGCGACGACGAACACTACCACCTACTGTTTTTGAATTATTAGTAGACATTAATTCACTCATTTTAAAACCTGAATTTTTATCAGCTAACATACGTGCGCCAAGTAACGCAAGAGCTGATATAAAAGGTGTTAATACAAAATCACCACCTTTTTTTTTATTATTTTTAGAAGAACCACCTGAATTACAAGCACATCCACCATCCATACTATAATAAAAAACATCATTTAACTGCATTCTATTTGCTTTTTTATTAGAACCACCGCGAATACCAGGTGTTAATGTAGCAGTAGAAGTTGTAGATGGAGGAACATAAATTTCAGGACCATCAGCTTTATTATTAGCATAATTAATATTAGCTATAGCATCATTATTAACAGATGAATTTAACATATATTCGGTTGAATTAGGAGAACTAGAATAAGGCGCAATATAACCGCCTTTACGTAGATTTTTCTTTAACATATCTATTTAAATAAAAGATTATTTTCTAATGTGAAATACTAAAAATACAGCTGCTATAGTTGTGAAAAAATTTAATAAGATAATTAAAATAACAAAAGGTATAATATAATATAATAAATAAATTAATATAGGTTTAATAATTTCTGTTCTAATATCTTCATTCAAAAATTCTTTACGAATAAACTTAATAATTAAATCGACTGTTTTATTTTTATGTTGCGTCATTATTATTATATTGATTACCTTAATATTATACAGAATGAAACATTTATTAAAAAATCCGCAAAAAAAATCAAAATGTTATGTGTCTTATTTAGAAAAACCATTTAAAATAGAATTAAATGAAATTAAAATAAATAATTTATTTAATAATGGATATAATATTGAATGTCATTTACCTGTAAAAATTAATCAACAATCTATATCAATTATTGAAGAACTTGATAATATTTCGTTAAATACTTTAAAAGAACATCCTGAATGGTTTGAAGATGATATAAATATTGATAATATATATAATTATTCATATGTAAATGATATATCAAATTTAACATTATTATTAAATAATAAAACAGAATGTTATTTAAATTGTATAGATAAAGATTTAGAAGATATAATAGAAATATTAAAAGATACAAAACGATTAAAAGATTATAATATAAATGTAGAAATTAGTTTTTTAGGTTTATTTATTTATGATAATATAATTATAAATAAATGGGTTGTTAAAGTTATAAATATTGAAGAATTAATGGAAGATTTTTCAGATTGGAATAAAATAGATATTGAGACGGATTGGGAAAATGAAATTGATAATTATGAAAATGAAATTAATGAAAAAATACAACTTTATAATAAATCTTTAATTACTGCAAAAATATTATTGGAAGAAATTAAGGCTGAAACTAATTTTAATATTTGGGATAAAAAAATATTAAAATTAAAAAAACAAATAATTAAAATATAATTTAATTTTATCTATATTATTATAATAGATAGATATTAAAATGAGTTCTAATAGTTCATCAATTGTTATTTCCTTTTCAATTGCAATATTATTATTATTGACATTACTATTACTGATATCTTATAATTCTAAATGTAAAATGGATAATATTGAAAGATTTGAAAATGAAGTTATGATACCAAATCAAACTCAAATTAGTGAAATATTAAGAACTAATAATGATCCACAAAGTAATTCAGTTGCTAGTAATAGTTATGTTAATTTAGATAAAGCCTCTAATTCAGTTCAAGGTTCAATAAATCCCAATGATGATTCTCCTGCATATGCAACAACAACAGGTTCATATTTAGCTGCTAGAGAAAATGAAGGTTTTGTTGGAAATACTAAAAATGATATTGATGATGGTAATTCTTGTTTTATCCGGGATAGATTAACTAGTTCTGATTTATTACCATTAGACAGTGGTAATTCTAAATGGGCTCAAATTAATCCATCAGGTTCTGGTATGTTAGGTGATCAAAATTTCTTAACAGCTGGTTATCATGTTGGAATTAATACAATTGGTCAATCCCTTAGAAATGCTAATTTACAATTACGTTCTGAACCACCTAATCCTCAAGTTGCTGTAAGTCCTTGGGGTATATCAACAATTGAACCGGATGTTCGCGCTGTTGCTTTTGAAATAGGAAGTGCTCCATCATTTTAATCAAATATAACAAAACATTTAGTATTAATAATATCTTGTTTAGGAACTAATGAATTTTTATTTGATATTTTTATTTGTTTTTTATATGAAAATTTTGACATATTTTCATAAATCTTTTTTTGATTTTCTAATGCATATGTTATTATTTTTGTATTAAATGCCCATTTAAAGAAATTTAATTGTCCAATTGTTGTTTCAATTATATCATTATCATTAATATTAAATTTTATTCGGTCATGTCTCCTAAAAGCATCAAAATTAAATTTTTTAAATGATTTTAATTGTGCCCTATAATCCAAATATAATGTTATTTTTCTATATTTTTCATTATTATAATTTTCTGGTAAATTTGTATAAATATTTTCATCTTTTTCATTTATCCAATAAATTATATTATTCGTTTTTGCATATCTTGTAACAAGCCAATCAATCATACGTAATGATAATTCATGTTTCCCCTCAATTATTGTTTTTAATGTTAATTTATAAATATTATTATTATTATAAAATGAATTTAAAGAAGATAATAATAATTCTTTACTAGTATTATTATTATCGTTCATCATTAATTAATTTATATTAAAATCTTTTATATCATTATTTAGTAAAAATAATCATATCAAATATTAATGCTATTATTGATAATGCCATTAATACTCCAATTCGTAAATCCCATATTAAAATATAAATATTAATAATAATAATTATCAATAATATCCAATTATGTTCATATAATTCTAATAATTCTTCTGGATATGGTACTGATGGACGTAAACCATAAATTAATAAATAAGCTGATATTACACCAATTATTAAATATCTTGTAAAAATATCAATATAATTTATCATTTAATCTATTATTTTAAATTAAAATATTATTTTTCTTTTCCATAATAATATTAGAAAAAATGCAATATTCATCATTGGAAGAAGCATATGGACATTATAATTTACAACAAGTATCTAAATGTGGAAATAAACTTAAAAGTAAAAAAAAGCAACAAGAAGAAAAATTTATAAATGATTATAGTCAATCACCCGATTGTTATTATGATAATGAAGGATTACCTATGCCATCTTGTGAAAAGTTTGCTAATGGTAATGGTAATGGTAATGGTAATGGTAATGGTAATGGTAATGGTAATGGTAATAGTAATGGTAATGCTAATGGTAATGGTAATGGTAATGGTAATGGTAATGGTAATGGTAATGGTAATGGTAATGGTAATGGTAATGGTAATGGTAATGGTAATGGTAATAATAGTTATGCAAGTTATGCAAATATGATTAAAAAAGATTGTTCACCATTACAGCCACCGGTATATACATTGCCTATTGATAGTAATTCTAAAAATGCATTTAATAAAGCATTAGAAACGTCTTTAAATACAAATATATTTGATAAGAATATGCCTGATAAATTTGCAATAAAACCATATGATTACGATGAATATGATGCATATTTGAATATATCAGATATAAATACAAATAATAAAGATGAAACACTTGAATATAGAACAACACCATTTTTAGAGGATTATTTAAAAAATTTAAGAGATAATTTTAAAACACCAGTTAAAGATCAAGGAATAAAAATAAATGATATAGAACAATTTACTAATTTTATTAATAATGCAAATAATATTAAAGTAGATATAAATTTATATAATTTATTTTTATTTATATTCATTGGTATAGTAATAATATTATTATGTGATCAAATTACAAAATTAGCCATAGTTGTTGCTAATAAAAATATATAAGCACGGTTTTTTAATTATAGAATAATAATGAAATATTTCACACATTTAGTTTTTTCAGGAAGCGCATTACGTTCATTTTGTTTATTAGGAATATTGAGATATATTTATTTTAATAAAATGGAAGATCATATAAAAAATGCTGCTGGAACATCAATGGGATCTTTTTTTTGTTTAGCATTTGCTTTAAAAATACCAATAGATGAACTTGAAGAAATGATAATCAAATTAATATATGTTCCTGATATTATTTCTATTTCATCAGATAAATTTGTAAATTTATTTACGAACTTAGGATTTAATGATTCAAAATTATATTTAACTGGAATTAGAGAATATTTAAAAAAGAAATATGATATAGATGATATTTCTTTTATAGAATTATCTAAACTTACCGGCGTTAATGTTTATGTTAGCGTTACAAAAATAAATAATGGTAAAAATTTTATATTTAATGTTGATGATACTCCTAATATATCTGTATTAGATGCAGTTGCTGCATCAATGTGCATTCCATTATTATCGCAACCTATTAAAATTGATGAAAATTATTATGTTGATGGATGTTTAACAAATAATTTACCATATGAAATATTTAATAATATAAATCAGGATGATATATTAAATGTAGCTATTTATATAAATGAAGATTATGAAGTAGTTAATAATATTAAACCAAATGAAGAATTAAATTTTTTTAGTTATTATAAACAAGTTTGTTCAATTATTTATTCAAATTCATTACATTGCAGTTATATATCTAAATTACCTAATTTTAAAAATCCATTATTAATTAAAGATAGTCCTTTTAATTCTTTTTATAATATTGAAGTATCTGATGATTCAATTGCTTTTAATATTAAAGATAATGACATTCAAAATTTAATATTACAGGGATTTAAAGATATGAGTAATTATATGAAACAATTTGAAATTAATGAAGTAGAAGACGTTTCTTAATAGCTTGATTTGATACATCTTCCAATTTCCAGGAGATATAAATAATATTATTATTAGGTTCTGTTAAAATAGCTACATATAAACCACTTTTTTTTAATTCTGAAATAATATAATTCATACAATCTGAATAATTATATAAAGGATAGCCAATAATTATTGGAGGTATTTTATAATGAAAAGATTGGCGACCACTTTCAGCAATATTTTTTATTTTTTTATGACATGCATTTAAGATAACATTAAATGCATCATTAATTTTATTATCTTTCTTTTTTTTAATTTCATATAAATCATATAATGATATTTTTGAAATCATATTTAAAATATTTATCTATATATTGATTAATTATTTTTTAATTATTTTTAAAAGACCACGTTGGATTTTCACTTTTAATAATATTATTAGCAAATTTTATTAAAGCTGCTTCAGTTCTATCATCGTTAAAATTAGAAACTCTTCCTGTATTTTTATTATATAATAAAATGGTTGGTGTGCTAGTTATATTATATTTTTTACCTAATTCTGAACCATTAGCATTATCAGTAATATCATATTTAACAGTATCAAAATGATAATAACCAGGATTATTTTGAACTTTCTTTGAAAATGTAGTCCAAACATTTTTTTCAAAATCGTTACAATGACTACATCTTTCCATGCAATAATATTGTAATGTATATAATTTATTATCTGTAAAATTTTCATATTTAGTATAAAACGTACCAGACATAATAGAACCAATAATTAAAACTATTAATAATATGATTAATATCCAAAAACCATAACCATAACTAGAATTAGATTTTGATTGAGAACTAAACCTTGATTTTAATGAAGAAGAAACCATTATTATAAATTACCTAATCTATTTATTTATAATATTTTAATTGATAAGTTATTAAAATATAGATAGACTAAAAATAATAATATTAAAGCATATATGCAAAAATCAATATAAATAATATATTTAACTATAAAATCATTAATATTAATCATATTTTTATCTTTTAACCAAATAATTGAATTGACAATAAAAAATAAATAAATTAATAATAATATAAATAGAAATATATAAATCATTTAATATAATCTATTATTAAAAAATGATAAAAAAATATATTATATTATTTATAATGGTTAATTTAGCTTTTACATTAAAAAGTTTATTAATAGTTGGTAATACTACACCAACTATATATTCAACTGTAAAAAATTCTAAATTATCACTTGAACACGTTTTTCCGAAATGTTATATGTATAAGAAACATTATAATGACGCACATAATATTTTTAAATGCGATTCGTATATTAATAATATGAGATCTAATTATAAATATGTTAATAAATATAATAATAATTTTACAAGATTATATGATACAGACAATTTTGTAAATACAAAAGAAAAATTATTTATACCTGAAGATGAAAGTAAAGGTATTATTTCAAGAGCAATAATGCATATGTGTTATGAATATAAATATGATTATAAGAAAGTAATTGATTATAAGAATTTAATTGAATGGTGTCTAGATTATCCACCAACAAAAGAGGAAATATTTCATAATAATTATATATTTCAGAAACAAAAAACAAGAAATATGTTTATTGATTTATATTATAAGAAAAAATTTAAGAATTTATTAATTCAATATTTTTCATAAGTATTTAAAGATTATTTATGAATGTCTTTAAATAGTTTTTTATAAATAAAGTATATATAAAAAATGATTATAATTTAATAATGAAAAGTTATATAATTACTATAAATGATTTACACTAAGCGGAGGCAAGCCGAAAGTAAAGATGAAAATATAAATAAAGATATTAATAAAAAACATCAAATATTTTTAGATAAAGCAGCAGAAATCGCTAAATATTCAACAATGCAGCAAAAACATGGAGCAGTTGTTGTGCATAAAAATAAAATAATTGCATATGGTTTTAATTATATGACTCATTATTTAAATGATAATAATAGTATTCACGCTGAAGTAGCTGCTATTAGTCAAGTATTTAAAAATAAAACAATTCTTGAAGAATGTGATATTTATGTTGTTAGAATTGCAACTGCAAGATTTAATAATTGTTTAAAATTATCTAAACCTTGTGAAAAATGTACTAAGTTTATTAATAAATATAATTTGAAATGCACTTATTATTCAACTAATTATGAATTTGAATATATGTGTTCTTAAATATCTAAACTCATTGATACTTTTGGAATAATTCTTCGTATTGTTTTTTTAACTACCATTTCTCTTTCATCTTTATTAAAAATCTTTGCAAGTAGTTCTTCACCTGTTAAATGTTTATTATTATTAATAATTTCTCTAACTTCCTTAATATTTATAGGTTTATAAACATTCTTAACATTTGTTTTTAATCTCCCATTTTGTGTATTTAAATCATTATAATTATATTTAAACATAAAATCTTCAATCTTATTATTTAAAACTTGTTGCAAAGTCTTTCTCTCTCGTATTGCTATTTTTAATTTTCGAATTGCATCATCATATTTAAACCAATCAGCAACTAAATTTTTAAAAGTATCCATTTCATCAGAAGTAGGTTCTTTTGCTGTTGAAATTATATCATCAATTAAATCTATATTATTCATTATATGACAAATATTAAAAAAATCTTTAAATCTATTTATTTTTCTTTTTAATACCCGCTTTTGTTTTTGGATGAGGTGTTCTTTTTATTGGTTTATCATAATCAGGTACATTTTCTTCAATAAATTTTGAAATAGTTGCTTCATCTCTTGAATTTTCAAATCTTACTTTATTACTACCATTACCAACATAAGCTACAATAGTTGGATATCCTGTTATTGATTTAAAAACTTCAGGTGCTTGTCTTATAGTAGATAATTCTATTTCATAAAATTGTTTCATATTTCCATATTTTTTTTTTAAAATATCCCAAACTGGCATAAAACTTTGGCAATGACCACAGTTATTCCAATGATATAATAAAATACATCCATGTGATGATATATCATCAATAACTTTATTTAAACTTTTATTATCCACTTTATTAATTACTTTTGGATGCGTACTCATTAATTTTCTATATATATATAAATAAAATAAATAATAATGAATTTAAATTTAGCTAAACAATCTTATAATATTTCTTGTGATCATATAACAAAATTAAATGATAAATATAAAACTGAAAATGATTTATTAGTTAATAAACATTTTAATTGTAATGATATAATGAATATTAATGATTATGATAATAAAAAATATATAAAATATATTAATAATATTTATATAACTAAAAAATCTTGTATTTATAAATCAACAGAACCTGATGAATTTAAATGGACATCCGCTTTTAAAAATGATTTAATTAAAAATGATAATGTTCAAGTATTATTTAATGAAAATACAAGACAAAAAATATTAACTAAATATTAGAAATATAACTTATTTCTTTTTTATATTCATCTGATGGTTTTTCAAGTATTATTATTGAATTATCAAAGTTTTTAATAAATTCTTTTAATAATTGTGGATGTATTTTACCTTCAAATAAATATTCGTGTCTATCAACATTAGCACCCTTAATATTTTTACTATTATTTAAATGAATACATAATATATCATCTTTATTTGGTATTAAAGATACTATTTCATTTAACTCATAACCAGCATTCCAAATATGACAAGTATCAATACATATTTTAAATAAATTTCTTTCTTCTGGTGTAAAAGAATAATAGAAATTTAAGAAATCAGTAAAATCTTTTAATAATTCGGTTCCTTGTCCAGCTGGTGTTTCTAATAATAATTTTGTTTTTATTTTATGAATAATCATTTCATTTATAATATTTTTAATATTATTTTTCATTATTAATAAACTTTCTTGAATTGTTCCAGTTGTTGATTTTCCAACATGAATTACATAACCAACCGCACCAATTATATTTGCAGTAATCAAATCATTAAAAACAATTGTATCTGTAATTTCTAATTGTTTTTTACCACTGATAAAAGGTTTTGCAATATTAAAAACATAAGGTGAATGAACAATTAAAAAGAAATTATTAATTTTACAATATTTTTTAATTAATTGCGATTCATATAAATATTTATCATTATTAGTTATATTTAAACTTCTTGGATTACTTGTAAATATTTGTAATGCATTACCATCATTTATTTTAACTTGTTCCATTGTTTTAATAATAGTTGTTTCTCTTGTTATATGAGCTCCTATTATCATTTCTTAACTTTATATATATTTTTAAATAATAATCAATTTTTATTTAAATAATAACTATAATTATAATAATATATGTATTATTAATGACTGAAACACATCCTTTAATTATTAAAGGTACTCATATTATTATTGATATTTATAATATAAATGATAATGAACCTTTAAAATATGCAAATACTATTTCAATTATTCTTGATAAAATTGTTGAAAAATTTAATTTAAATGTTGTTGGTAAAGTAATACATCAATTTGAACCATTTGGAGTTACTGGTGTATATGTTTTAAGTGAATCACATTTATCAATTCATACATTTGTTGAAGAACAAAAAATTGCAATGGATTTATATACATGTAATACATTTGATAATAGTTCTGATGTTATTGATTATATTAGAAGTTTATTTAATCCTTGTATGTGTAATTACAAAATAATATCTAGATAAATAATTAATTATTATAATCAATTAGATATTTACATATATTAAAATCTATTTTATAACGATATGGACATTTAAAATACAATAAATTCTTTTGTGTTGCTAAAAATTTAACTAAACATATATGATGAATATAATAATTATTTGAATGATATCTATGAATATTTTCAAATAAATTAATAATTTCTTTCTTTTTATTATTAAGATTTTCTAAACATATTGGACAACAATCAGTTGGTTCTATTGATGTTGCAATCATATATGGTAAATTATTAATTCTCCAACCATTTCCAATCATTTTATAAATATCAGTAAATATTTCATAATTTGTATGAAATCCTCTAATAAATTGTGTTGTTTTATTTTTAATATCGGCTATTATTTTTTTGCTAATTGCAGAATTATCCATATTATCATATGGTGTTCCAGTATTATTAGAATAATAATATTTGATTTTTTTATTACTATCATTGTCTTTTGCTAATAATAATCCATAACAAATATAATTATTATTTTTAAAAGGTGGTTCATCATTTGATATTGTTATTTCAAATGTTATTTTTAACTTTTCAATATTATTACTATTATCTGTAATAAATTTATAAAAATTTATATGATCAAATCCATGTTTAAATGCTATTTTTATTATAGGTTCTCTAATAATTCGATCTATCGTTTCTATATCATATGATATATCATAAAATTTATTTAAAGAAAGTTTTTTATTCATAAATGCTTTTTTATAGAAAGCTGCTAATAATTTATCACATACATATTTATCATAAATAATACCATTATTAATAATAATTTCATTTTCTAGAGCAACTAAGAAAATATTTAATTCTTGGTAATATAACATTAAATATTAAATTAATCAATAATATCATTTTTTATATAAAAAAATATTAATATTAAATTAATGAGATGATTGTTTATTTAAATATTCCATATAAAGATCGTAAAATAGTTAAAAATTATGGTGCATTATGGGATGCTAAAGTAAAAAAATGGTATTGTGAAGAAGATAATGAATTATGTTCTTTATATAATATTTATACAGAAATAGAAATAATTGGTGAAGATCGTAATTTTGGATCTAATAAATTATTTATAGATATGATCCCAAAAACATCATATTTCAAAAACGTTCGTTCATTATTTAATGATTGTGATTGGAATTTAATCAGACATCATATTTATGAAAGAGTTAATCATAAATGCGAATGTTGTGGAAAAAGAAGATTTAAATATTTGGATGCACACGAAAGATGGGAATTTAATGAAGAAACTAAAAAACAAAAATTAGTTAGAATTATTGCATTATGTAAATTATGTCATTCTGCAACTCATTATGGTCATTCAAAAAGAACAAAAAATATAGATAAAATTAATATTCATATTAAAAAAATAAATAATTTTAGTGATGAAGAATTACAAAATCATATTAATGATGCATATAAAAATTGGAGAGATAGAAATAAAATTAAATGGGAATTAGACTTATCTATTATAACTAATTCAGGTTTTCAAATTAAATAATAATTATAATCTATGAATAATTGAAAATTGTGTAACATTAGTTGTATTATTTCTAAAAAAAATCATCCAAATTGAACAATTACCTGCATTACATATAATATATTTACATTTACTCATTATTAACGTTATTGCTAAATATTTTAATGAATATTCATAATTTAGTTCTTTATATATCTTATCAACTGTTGAAATTTGATTTGGCATATGTCTTATTTCATCGTAAAAAATTATATTATTTGAAAATTCTGATTTCATTTTATCTAAAAAATCAGTTTCATCTGATTGAATAAGAAATTTAATATTTGGTTCTTTTTTTAATATTTCATTTGCGTGTGAAATATAATCTTCAAATGATGGTAATGCAATTTCAGTTATTTTATCATTACCTCTATAAAACAAAACACAAATATTATCATGATCAATTGAATATTTTTTCTCTATTTCTGATTGTATTTTTAATATATTATCATTTGGGGTAAAATATTTGCGAATAAATGGATTTAAAGAATTTAAATCTAAAGTTTTGTAATTTTTATATTGATAACATTCATGATAATTAATATCATCACAAATGTTATCAATTTTAATATCATTTTCATTATAATGTTTAAAATAATTAAAAGTTATATCATCTGTTGTATTTTGTTTATACCACGTATAAAAACCAGTTGTATCATAAATATTAGGTATTTGTTTATATTTATTACAAATCATAATTAAATAATGTAATCTAAGAGAGCAACACGAAAAAAAACCTCCATCATGTGAAACTGCGAAGTTCATAATATAATTATTTTTTAATATAAAATCTTTATATAATAGAATTAATGACTTTATTAACTAAAAATAAAAAAAATTTAGAAACATTAATTAAAATTATGTCCGATTATATTCCAAATAATCATTTTACATATAATGGTAAATCTATTAAAAATAATATTAATTTTACTAATAGTAATGATTTATCTAAAATTTATTATAAAAGTAGCTCCTTAAATCAATTTATTAAAGAAATAAAGGATGGTAAATATGATTTTAAATTAAGTCAATATAATAAAAGTTGTATTCAAAGAATTTATAATAATATATCTGATTCAAAATGTATGTCTTATGAAAGTTATATTAATAATGAAAATATTAAAATAAATATTATTAATAAATCTCTAAATATTAATCCTCAAATAACAAAGTTTTCTGTAAATGATAATAATTATGATATTATAATTGAAGATACTCAAAATGAAATAAAAAAAATAGATGAATTAACTTATTTAGGAGTTATAGCAGCTGCATTAAGTTCAACTATTAAATCACAAAAAATAAAAGAAGAAATTGTTTCTAAATTCTTGAAATTATATGACAAAAATATATAAATATTATTGTCATATATTAATATCCGCGTTTAGCGCATTCCTAAAATTGCAACAACTACCCAGAACATTAATCCAATGAAAATACCCATCCCGCATTCACTATTCTTCTTTTTAATACATTCAAAACGAATATCCGCAAATTTACTGTAATTAGCAAGTTTATCACACTCATTCTGCATATTTTTAAAACATGAATAAACTTCATCATCCTGAAGTTTAATATATGCCATATAATTGCAATGATTAAGAATTGATTTCTTATAATTCTTAAGAATATTACGATGCAATGCAAATCCAGGACGCGATTCAATCATAGAGATAAGACTAAACAAAGTAATAACAATAATAATAGCCTTCATTTAAATAGTGTATTTTTTACTATCATATTTTTAGTATCATTTTTTATAATAATTACTTTAAAATTATTACATATAAATTTTTATTAAAATAATACTAAATTTAAATAAAAATGATTAATCTATTAGTAAATAAATATTAGGATCAATAGAAAATGGTTGTTCAATTTTATTTAGAAAATGATGATCATACGTATATTTATGGTGGCAGGCTTTTTACTGCAGAA